TCGTGGCTGATTTTTCAAAGAAATCTTTGTCATCAGTGTTCCATACCTGGTTGTTTATGTTTTTTATTTGACTGTAAGGCATTATTTTCTCCCTTTTGCACTCCATTTTGCCATTTTTTTAGCGCCATATTTTTTGCGCCCAATAGAAGCAGCAATAGCACCTGCTGATTTTTTGCTATATCCTTCCTTGGATAATTTGTCTTCTAATGCTGCAAATCTATTACCGCTTCCTGGTTTTGATTTTTTGACTGTTTCTTCGTATTTTTTTTCAGCAGCCTTAACTACTTTTTTTTTGAATAACCCTTCATTTTACGCATGTGCTCCATCTTGTCTTCTCTATATTCTTTCTTTTCTCTTTTTTTCGTAACTTTAGAATGATGAACACCACCATGACGACTTTTTTCAATTACGTCACTATGACCAGTATTCCAATCAGGGCTAAGAGTATGGGATTTCCGATCCATTTTGTTTTACTCCGTGTAAGTGTTGAAGATGTTGTAACAAAGTTTTTCTAAATTCCATGTTTGTATGAGCCAATTTTGTAACATTATCAATAAGTTTAGATTGATTACTAGAATGAACTTTATGGGCATCAAGTTCTAATCTTTGCTCATCTATTTGATGTTGAATCCCTGTTTTCATAGCCTCTAAACTTATTTTTTTTGATTGATTTTCTGCGTTTAATAACTTGGCTTGTGAATCTTGTCCTTTAATTTGTAATGCTTGAGCTTCCATTTGTTGCTCAGGATTTGGCTGAGAACTACTTTGCTGAATTTTTTGTGCATAAGATTCAAACGCCTCTATTATTTCATGTTTATTGTTTAAATCCAAGTTTTTGAGCATTATCAACACAGTTTGAGGATCGTTCAAAAATTGTTTAACTGTTTCGCTTGTTTCACCATATGTCATTAATGTTTCAATTGTATGCTCTTTTTGCAAAGTATTGGAAACACCAGCCAATAAATCAACATTAACCATCGCTTTCTCAAACATGAAATCAAATTTAACTTTTTGTTCCTGAGCTACTTCTTTTCCTTCCTGCATTACTTCTAATTCAAAAGTCTCTTCGGATAGAACAGCAGGCATAGATTCCATAATCACGATACCTATTTGAATAGCCGCACATTGTAAGTGCTGCATAAATTGAGAATTCGATGCTGACATAGACTGAGAAATATTGTACAAAGCTTTTCCAGACATGTTCATAGTATTCATGCTGGGAAAATTAGCACCTAATGTAGCCTGGATCGTTTGATCAAGTGAATTAAAAACCTCCAAATACTGAGTTGGAAGCGTCCCAGCATTTAAAGGCTCCGGCTTAAGGGCAGCCATTTGGCCTTCCGCAGTGCGATGAAGGGCTTTGTAAATCAAAACTTGTTTAGTTGACGGATTTCTAATGGCATCCATCGTTTTTTCAGTTTCACATTCTTCCGGGAGAGCAATTGTTGCTGTTCTATTATTAACCGCCTCATACATAAAATAATTCATCATCATGTTTTTAACGCGCTGAGCATCAAAAGCATGTTTAGCAAAAGGAGAAATATGCTCTTTGTCATTTTTGTCATAATAACGTTGACCCATCACCATGACATAAGGCAAACACGTGAACTCAGTTTTGTTCGGTCCTTCTAAAACAACATCACCAACCATGCGAGCCATCATTATCTTACATTCTTCAATTCTTCTTTCTTGTGTTATTTCTTCATTTGTTTGTGCTTTATTTTCTACTACTTGTCCACTTTCTGTTAAATAAATAGTCTTATAAGTTTTGTTTTTGTAATAATATTCAACAATATTGATTAATTTTTTGTCTTTGTTGCCATCTTCGGCCATTATGTTTATTCCTTGGCCATATTCATTGGATTGCAATGCATTAACATCAATATCGGGATATCTTTTCTTAAAATCATTCTTAGACATCTGGATTATTTCAAAAACATAATCGCCGTCTTTTTTAGTTGAATGACGGGCCTTATTGTCAAAATAAACTCTGGTAGGGTTCAATACATGTTCAATAACAAACCGCTGTCGAAAATCATAATCATTTTCATATTCTGTCCTTATTTTAACAACGCCTTTGCCTCCTATATAAGCATCCGTGGAAGCCTGATAAATAACGTCATTATAATTGCTGTAAGATTGGATGGATTGATATTTTGTATTCAAAATTTTAACAACTTGATCAGTGGTTAAACCACCCATTTGCTGCATGTTTTGTTGTTCAAATCCTTCATTCTGAGAAAAATTAGCTGTAATGCTGCTTTCCTTAACATTCTTCAAGGATTGCCAAATATAAGGAAAAACAATATTAAAATCGAAAGTATCACGATTGTTTGCATTTAAAACTTGGATATCATTGCGAGATAAAGTCTTTTCATAGACAAATGAGGCATAATCTGACCATTGATCATTGAGCTTTTTCTGTTGTTCAATTGATCTTTTAATGCATTGACTAACTTCTTTTTCGTCAAATTTAGGTTCTTTTTTTTCAGAAGTTTGCAAAATTCATTCCCTTTTGCTGCGTAATGATAGGATTGACAACTTTTTTTGCACTTTTGCCAATAATACCTGAAATTTCATCGCATTCAAGTTTAATGGCAACATAAGCCAAAGTGTCTAATATATCATCATGTTTAGCAAAAGGAAATTTACTTAGTTCTTCTCTGATAAAAGAATCTACAAGATTATAATGACCGCCATCTACGCGCCGTTTCATCAACTGTTTTGGAAGAAATAACTTCTTCTCATTTAGAACGGGCTCAAGTCTCATAATCCTATCAGCTTTTTTCACACGGGGAATAAGAGCGCGAAACAAATTGCCAAAAGACGGGTGATTTATTTCACATGCTTTTTCTCGAAAATAGTCAATATCTGTACAAAGAGCCACTTTTTCCCAATATATCTGTTTTATTTTAGGATATTTTGTATAAAGCCCATACAATTCATCCCATTTCTGAGAGGGTCTTAGTCTATCTCTAATTCCATCAATCAAGATTATCCCATTACTAGGATCAATGCCGACAATTAAGATTACGGTATAATCACTGTCTTTCTTTTGTGCAGTTGCAGGGTCGCTAAAAGCATACAAGGCCAATCCATCTGTATTAGTAATGGTATGATATTGAACATTTCTTATATCAAAACCTAAAGCACTATCTTTTAGCGGCTCTTGCAAATATTCAGAGGCAAATGTTATTTCACCAGAATTCCTACGCCGATTTTCTAATGCCTCTTTAGACATCAAAACAGGATTGCCATTTTCATCATAAGGCGTGTAACGAACTTCTTTAAAAGATTCGCGTTCAATCATCACGGAATAAGGATCGTTGTAATGCTTTCTCGTCCCAATGGCTCGATAAGCACCATTCTCACTGCCAAGACTAAAAGCATTTGACCATTCTTCAATCAATGTTGCATTTTGAACTAATGACACGGCAACTTCACGGGTAACCACGTCATCGAATACACAGATCGTAAAATGCTTGGATGTTGGTTGACCTTTGAGAAGCCCCCACGCCTCTACTGTGGCCTCTTTTCTGTTACCTTTACGCTTAACTGTGATGCCTGTAGAAATGCCCCACGTGGGCGCAAATTTAGCTGGATTGTCATATAAAATGTCGGGGAACAATTCTTTTAATGTTTGGTTTTCCTGAAACTCCATCATGATTTCTTTTAGAAATGCTTGGGCAAGAGTTCTTGTAGCGCTGAATATTCCTATTGAGCATTCATCTTCAAAAATATACCAATGCAAACGAATATAGTTTCCTTCTGTTGTTGCATCTTGCCGTACGCGTTGCCATTTAGCTAGCGCATTTATCAAATCAGGATTTAATTGCTCAAATGATTCTTTATTGCCATGGGAAGACAAGATATCTTGAATGACTCGACCAAAAGTCCAGATAGTTGACTTGAAATGTTCACGCGCCCAAAGTTGCAATTTGTCATTAGGATCACGACAACATTCACGGCACCTTTCATCTGCCCATTTATTTAACAAATGCCTTTTGCGGCAAATAATAACCAGCAAGAACCAAAGATGATGCCGAATCAAAAAACGCAAGTCGTCAATAGACTTCACGGCCTCGATGCATTCAACCGTTTCCGGGAATCCTTTGAACACATCGAGCCATGAACACCTTTTGCTTTCGAAATCGAATGAGATGACTTTTTCTTGCCTTTCCTCAAATTCGGATATTTTTGCTAACAGTTTGTTAATCTTTGTCATTTTTATTTAGTAAAAATCCTTTTGAGCAATACGAAATGCCAAAACTGCTTCGTATTTGTAAAGTACAGTTCATTTTCTTGCCTTTAATTTTCTTGTTGATATTTTTCGGGAATTTATCAATTAGCTTTTTTGTTAAATTAATAATCTGACACTCGTCATCTAACAAACTAAAGCTTGTAAAATTTACGTCTATGGCAAAAACATTAATTATAATAAACCCTAGTATGTCATCCATTAGACCAGGAAAGTAAGCCCCATATGTACAATAAAAATTAATGCCTCCATAATAAATTATAAATGTACATATGGGGCTTACTTTC